CGATCACGTGCACGAAGCCCGCGCCGCCGGTGAAGGCTGAAGCGATGCGGTCGAACCGAATGGTCGCTCCGGGCTCCAGCAGGACGATGCCGTTCGTTCCGAACTTGGTGCCGAGCGTCCCGCCGGCGATGCCCGGGACGAGCGTGGCCGCCACGTCGCCGGCGGCGCCGCCGAGCAAGGCGCCCTTGGCGGTGTAGCCGGTGCCGCTCGAGCTCACGCCGACCGCGCTCGCCGTGCCGCCGGCGAAGTTGGCGGTGACCTCCCAGAAGAGGCGCTCGAGGAGCATGCGCTTGGCCGCGGTGTAGAGCACCGCCGCGTCGAGCGTGCCGAAGGCGATCGCCAGCTTGAGTGCGAAGCGCTCGGGCAGGTTCCGCACCCACGAGCCGTCCGCCTGCTGCTGGCCCTGCGGATGCCCATAGGGGCTGTATGGATGTGAAGCAGTCATTGGTCTTGCTCTCCTCGGGCCTCGGGGCTCAGTTGGTGATGATCTTGATGACGCCGGGCTTGGTGCCGCCGCTGACGCGCTTGTAGCGATGCGCCGCCCAGTACATGTGGATGGCGATCACGTCCGTGTCGGCGAGCGGGTCGAAGCCGACGCGCACACGCGGGACACCCTGGTACCAGAACGCGAGCGCGGCGCGCTTCACGATCATCGACGTGTACTTCGGCGGCGTGTCGCCGCTCTTCGCGTTCTTGTCGCTGACCTTGACGGCGATTCCCGCCGCGCGAGCGATCTGTGCGTCGCTCGCGAACGACAGCAGCGGCTGATTGTCGACGCCCTTTTCCTTCAAGAGGTCGCCGTACACCTTCGAGTGCACGCCCAAGAGGACGATGCCCTCCTGCTCGTCGCCCCACTTCGTGCGCGCGTCGACGATCACGTCATAGCCGAGCGTCTTCGGCGTGCCGGAGTTGTAGACGTCGAGGGTGTACTCCAGCGGCAGCGACGCCATGGCGGCGTCCATGAGCGCCTTGTCGACGCGGCGCTCGGTGAGCACGCGGAACTGTCGCGCGACCTCCGCGTAGGGGTCCGCGTACTCCGCGGCCAGCTGCGCCCAGTAGGTGAGCTCGACGGCCTTGCCCGAGTGCTGCACGACCGCCTTTTCGTCGGTCATCGTCAGCGTCGCCGGCGTGAGAGCGTCGCCCTCGGGCACGTCCTCCATCTCGCCGAGCGCTTCGAAGTAGGGGACGGTTACCTCCTTGCCCCCCTTGACGGTGCCGGGCAGCGTGTTGCTGATCACGGCGGCGCCGCTCCCGAGGAGCAAGTTCATGCCCGCGAACTCGGCCTGAATCGCTTCGGCCAAGATCTCCGGAACAACGAGATCGGTAGAGAGTGTCGTTCCCATGATTACTTACCTGCTCCTTGCTGGCTCACGGTCCGGCGCTGGCTCGGGTTGTACGTCTTCCGCATCTCCGCATAGAGATCCGGCTGCTCCTTGCTGAGCTGCGCCCGCTCGGTACCGGTGAGCTCGGCGTAGGTCTTGCCGTTCCAGGTGGGCGCGGGCACGGCGCCGGCATTGGCGGGATCGCGCTGCTTCTCCTTGTGCGCGTCGCCGAGCGCGGCGATGGGCGCGAGCGTGGCGAGCATGGCCTCGGCGCCCTTGAGCGAGAGGTCACCCGAAGCCACCTGGTCGCGCAGCGACTTCTCGATCGCGGGCGTGATCTTCTTCTCCGCCTTGCCCTGTGTGATCAGCGCGTCCAGCTTGCGGGCGCTGTTCTCCTTCTTGAGCTCGCCGAGCTCGGCCTGCAGCGCGGGCAACTGCTTGTGCGACTCGGACATGGCGGTAAGGACGCCGAGTGCCTCGTCGCCAGTCTTTCCGGTCACGGCCTCGATGCGAGTGAGCAGAGCGAGCCGGGCTGCAGCCTCGGCTACGCTCGCGACGCCCAGGGCTGCCAGCACGTTCTTCGCTTCCTCTGCCATTTTCGTCTCCTTCTCGTCATCGTCATCATCGTCGTCGCCTTGCTGGGCGACATTGATCGCAACCCGGCGCCTCGCCGGGTTCGACACTTCTGTCCGCGCTTGCGCGACCGCCGCCAGCAGGCCCTTCGGCACATGCAGCAGGTCCGATAGGTCGAGGCCGGCGAGCGCGCGCGCGGTCTCCTTCTTGGGCGCCGCCTGCTTCGCGGTCACCTTGTCGACGAAGCCGTGCTGCTTGGCCTCGTTCGGGCTCAGCCACGTCTCCGCCGCCATCATCTCGAGCACGCGACCGCGGTCCATGCCCGTGCGCGCGACGTACACCTCCGCGATCTGCTCCATCATCTTGTCGAGCAGGTCGGCGGTGGCCCGAAGGTCCTCGGCCTCGCCGAGCGAGATCGCCCACGGGTTGTGGATCATCACGAACCCGTTCGAGGCGATCCGGATCTCGTCCGCCGCCATGATGACGACGCTCGCCATGCTGGCCGCGAGTGCGTCGACGTCGGCTTCGACGCGCGCCGGGTGCTCGTTGAGCAGGTTGTAAATGGCGAAGCCGTCGATCACGTCGCCGCCGCGGCTGTTCACCCGCAGCTTGATCAGCATCGCGTCCGGGTTCGCCTTGAGCTTCGAGCGCACCGACTTCGCCGAGACCGCATCCTCGCGCCACCAGCTCTCGCCGATCACGTCGTAGATGTCGATCTCGAGCGCCTCGGTGCCGTCCCCGCGTAGCGCGAACGCCCATTTCGTGGCGGACATGTCTCTCCTACTCGGGCCCGTGTCGGGCTCGATCAGCGCGCGTTTGGGCGCGGTGTTGTGGGGCGCCTGCCCTCGACGGTCCCGGGCGCGTGTCGAGCTCTGCCTGAGGGCGTGCAACACACGAGCAGCGCCGTCAGGCAGAGCACCGTGACCACCTCAGTCCGCCGGCGTGAAGTCGACGTACATCTCGCCACCGACGACGAACTGGTCGGAGGCGGCCGCGTTCACGATCGTGAGGAGAATCTCGCCGCCCGGCGTGGCCCCGAAGAACTCCTTGTTCTCGTCCGAGCCCTCGTAGACCGGGAGCAACTGGACCGAGGCCAAGTCGCCCGTCACCTCGTTGGCGTTGACCTTGAACTTCGCGCGTACCGACATTGATCGTCTCCTTCGTGAAAAGCTCCGGGGTCTCTCCCCCGGTGTCACAGCCCCACGGATGGCTGCAGACCACCGTGGTCAGGCCCTGCTGTTGGGCACCACCGCTTCATGGTTGAACATTTAGGCAGCCGCGCGCCGGCGCACGAGGCCCTCGGAGAGCCTCACGATCACCGCCGGCTTTTCAGCGACAGCCGCTCGCGCGGCATTCAGGCACACGCGCGCATCCTCGTCGTCCGCGGTCGCGATGCGAACGCAGTCGATGCAGAGGCAGTGGCGGACGTGCATTCAGTTGATGGGGTACGTCGTGCCGTCGTCCGGGTCGGGCGGGTTGAAGCGCTCGATCGGCTCGAGCTCGGGCGCGCTCGTCACGTCCAAGTCGAAGCGGAGAGCGCTCGCGCGCACCCACTCGTCGACGAGCTGCGCGTCATCGATGTCGAGCCTTCGCGCTTTAGCGGGAGGAGTCTCAACCTGGACGGGCACTCGGGAACCGCCCTTCACGGCGAGCACGTCGGCGCGAAGGTACTCGGCGGCGGGCGACGTACCGCGCACCCTGCCTCCGAGAAACACCTCCGTGCCGTCGCTGAGCTCCCACTTCATTTCGCCGACTCTCCTGCCAACTGCCCTAGGGCGAACCAGAACGATTCCTCGTCCTTATCTACCAAATTCGCGGTGTCCTGGTGCATCTCTTGGAGCGCCATCGATGTAACCTCGGTCGCAAACCGCCGGCCCCCGCGGTCGATGTACTGCTTCCCCATGTAAGGATTGTAGAAACGGTCTTCTTTGGTGACTTCGTCAGCCCGGAAACCATGCCTGGGCATCAGCTTTCGCAGGCTGCGCCCGAACTCACCTATCGTGCGGCGTTCGAGAAACTGCTCGGCGTTGAGTCGGCCGCGCTCGTTGTGGTGCTCGACCCCGTGCCCCATCTCGTGCACCAAGGTTCCGTGCCCGTCGTCATGCAGCGTGCCGGCGCGCTCGATCCAGTCCACGTAGACCACGCGCGCAGCAGCGTCGAACTTGCCGCGGTTGGTCCACCACGAGATGACGTAACCGCGGCGCTTGTCGGCCAGCACCAGCGAGCGATCCGAGAGCTCTGCCCAGAAGGCTTGCACCTTGTCCACGATGCCGGGCGCGTCGCGCTTGATCTGCGCAGGCGCCACGCGGCTGATGCGCGGGGCGCCCAACACCACCTGTTTGCCCGCAGGCTGGATGCCGGCGCGGTGGCCGATCAGCCCAGCGAGCGCGCGCACCTCAGCGAGGGTGCGCTTTAGCGATGGCGTCTTCGCAACCGCCTCGCCGAGCGCCTCGGCGACCGCGCCTAGCGTCTTGAGCCCCTTCGGGATGAAGCCATCCTCCTCGGCTTGGCGCAGGCTCGTGAAGAGCGGCGTCGCGTTCGCGTGCGTCGTAAGCCCGATGTTCTCGGTCAGCTCTACGTGCTGACGCTTCGCCTCGGCCAGCGAGACACCCTTGCCGCGTTCTTCCATCGCGCGGCCCCAAGCCACCGCGCGCCCGGCGTTCTCGCCGTACTTCTCGCGGTACTCGGTGTCGAGCCAGTGGGCTGGCGTCTCGAGACGTCGCGCTTCCTGCGCGCGACGCTGCGCCTCCTCGAGCTCGAGGCGGAGCTTCTCCTCCCGCACCTTGTAGGCGGTCGCCACGTTCGGATCGACGCCGGCGAGGTCGGGCTGCGGAGGCGCATCGCCCCGAAGCGGCGGCGCGAGCCCGAAGCCGTCAGGCACCTGGGCGTCAGGCGTGCCCTCGGTGACGCCGCGCTTCGCCGCCTCGGCGCGCGTGATGCCGCGCACCGAGGAGCGGCAGCGATGATGGAGCGGTGGCCAGTGCGTCAGCCACCAGGGGTCGTCGACGCGCTTGACCGTGTTGTTCAGTGACTCGCAGAGCGGCGTCGTGCGGCTGTCTAGGATCGCATCGTAAAGCAGGTAAGGCCGCCCAACGGCAGCCTCGGGATCGGTGAGCTGGTACCAGCGGCCCGTGTTGTAGGCGGTCTGGGTCCAGTTGCGGAAGACGGTCTCGAGCTGGTAGCCGGTGACGCCGAACTTGTCGCCGAGCTTCTCCCGGATCCCCTTCTTGAAGTCCGCGAGCGAGCTCCCGTTCTCGAGCGCCTTCGCAATCTCGTCGAAGATGGTCTGCGTGGCCGAGAGCTCGAGCCCGCCGGCGACCCAGAACGCGCGTGCGCGCTGCTTGTCGTCGAGCTCGCCGAGCTCCGCGTGCGTGTACGGCACGCGGCTGCGAAACCAGTCGGCCGCCTCCTCGAAGCGCTCGTGCTTCGCAGTGA